AGAAAAAGAAGAGGTTTGTGTCGCGTATCCCCCCTAACTATTTTCAGAAATTTGTAGCGAATTTTTAGCTAGATCAACTGTTCGAAACTAGCCGCTGACCAGGGGAAACTTCCGTCACAAGGGCGGTCTAGCCGCCGAAACTTCTGGATCTTGGAGCGCTTCACTTTTGAAATTTTTCGAATGAGTGTTCGATTAGCTATCTCGTTCGAGCGAGCACGGGCAGCTAGGGCTGGTTCTCTTCGCACAGTTGCAGTTGAAGCACAAGACCTGGTATCGCTCCTTGTCCGGGTAGCCGAGCTTCTTCAGCTTCCACCAGATGCTGGAACCACTGGCCGCTCCGCGTGTCGGGCGGTCAAGGTACCCGTCTCCGTTCACGTGATCGATGGTCAGAAAGTAGATCCTGGTTTCACCGCAGCACGCGCACCGCGCTCCCCCGTAAGCTTCGAATGCGGCTAGCTTCAAGGCCGTGCGCCTGATGGCCGCGTTCAGTTGCTTGCACTCCGTCGTTCGAGAGCAGTAGCCCGTGGCGTTGTAGTACGCGATGGGTTCCCCGCAATGGCCGCACGCATCCCCGTCGAACCTCGGCCGCTGAGACTTACGGGTCGTGTCCTCCTTGCGAAGCCGGGCGGTGCTGCACTCTTGGGTTCGGGAGCAGAAGCCGGACTCATTCCAGTCAGCGAGAACGTCGCCGCACTGTTCACAAAACTTAGGCACGTAGGACATGCTCGACACCATACCACTCTCTCGTCACCTGCTATACTCTGACCACACACATACAAACGAAGGGAAGATCATGAACCGTTACGAGGTAGCGTTCCACGTAAGCAACGGCAACAGTAACAAGCTGGAAGTTGAGGCGGACAAGTACTCGGTGCAGGCGGCTGAGCGTACGGCCTACTTCTACCTGAAGGACGAGCCGTCTCCTGAGACCGTAGTCACGGACGTGATGTTCGTTCGCAGGCGGCCAGGGGTCAGGTACTTCCTCGACATGGCCGACGAGTTCGTTGAGGACCCGGACTTCGGCAAGAGCATCGGCCTGCGCGTCCTCATGAAGACTTCACTCAAGCTCGCGCCCACTGGCCACATCACGGCCTGCTCTCGGTACCTGGTCGAGGATGCGAACGCACCGGCCGAGATGGAGGGCCACCTGGTGGAGATCGTGTGCAAGCAGGAGCTATATGACAAGAACAAGATCCGCCACTGGGTAGCTGACTGGAAGGTTCTTGAGTAACCACGTGGTACGATAGCGGTGCGGGGTGGAGCAGCTAGGTAGCTTGTCGTCCTCATAAGGCGAAGGTCGTGGGTTCAAATCCCACCCCCGCACCCACGGGCTCGGAAGGTTTCGACTGGTAGGCAAAGCCGCACGCGGAAGCTACCCGGACCTCGGTTCAACTCCGAGCGAGTCCACAAGTTGTCCTGTACGGTGAAGGTCCGACACTGCTAAGGAGAACGCATGAAGAAGTTCGTCGCAACACTCGCATCCGCCGCCGTCCTGTCCCTTGGACTCGGCGCAACTGCCATGGCCGCTACGGTCCCGCCTGGCACCCCGCCGACCGCTGTCGTGTACGAGCGGAACTCGGTCACCGACGCAATCATGGCAGTCCCGCTCGCGAGCGCTGACCCGATGACTGGCCGGTTCGGCTACCTGCCCATCGGAGACGCCTACGTGTACTACGTCAACTGGACCCACGTCACCCCGACCACGGTCAGCGGCACCGGCCGGTACTACTACGGCCACATGGGCTTCTACGACAACGGCCCGGTAGCCATCCTGCTGAAGGGCAGCCATTACAAGTACAACCGCATCTGGGTCACGATGACGCAGCACTGGTACGGCCACACCACGACCAGCTACCCGCCGTACGGTACCGGCACGCACCACAGCACGGCACACGTTCACCTTGCCGTCAACGACCCGACCACTAACCTGGACAGGGTAATCCCTGTTATCCGGAGGGCCTGACTTGCCAAAGTACAAGTCAGACCACACGGTCGGTGAGGCTATCCGCGCCCTTCAGCAGCATGACCCGGACGCTGAGCTGTGGCTGGAGGGCAACGGGTACTGCGTCCCCTGGAACGGTGAGTGGGCGTGGATTGGCAAGGCAGTAGTGCTGAGGGAGGACAAGGGTCAGCCCGAGGAATAAGTTTCAAGTTCCCTTCGTTGGAAGCGAGCATGACGACATACCACGACTGCGGCTCAGGCCCTCGCCCGCCGATGCTCTACCTGCCTAGCCCGAACGGCCTGTACACAACGGACCAGATCATGAAGCACTACGGCGTGATGCCGGTCCCTGCTCCTGGTACAAACCTTGACGAGTACCACTGGCTGACAGCCCAGCAGCGACTGAACATCCAAGACCGGTGGTTGTCCTGGTGAGCGAGAACGTCGAGCACCCCGCCCACTACGGCGGCAAGGACAACCCGTACGAAGTCATCAAGGTAGCTGAGGCATGGGGCTTCATGTCCAACGCCTACCTGTTCAACGTGCTGAAGTACATCGCCCGGCCAGGCAAGGGCCACACCCTCGAAGATCTCAAGAAGGCTCGCTGGTACCTGGACCGGCTGATCTCCAAGTTGGAGGGCGACCACTGATGTTTGACGCTGACTACGAAGACTGGGTACAGCAGCAGAACGACGCCGAGGTAGGTAAGCAGGTGCGTGAGGGCAAGTACGACGAGAACTACCTGCGGGAACTCAAGGAAGAGATCAAGGGCCAGGTAGACGGCAGCCGACCTTTCGACAAGCGGGCACTGAAGTACCAGACCAAGGACTCAGGCAAGCGGTTCGAGTCCCCGGACGGCATGGTGCGAGACACCTCTGAGGGCAAGCCCCAGTTCACGCTCATGTTTCCCAAGGGCATCCCGTTCGAGGACCAGCTCATGACTCGGGTGGCGGACCTGTACCACCGGGGCGGGGTCAAGTACGGGCCGAGGAACTGGGAAAAGTCCAGCACGGAAGAGGCCCTGGCCAAGCACGAGGACTGCCTGATGCGTCATGTAGTCAAGTTCCTGCTGGGTGTCGAGGACGGCGAGGACCACGCTGCCGCGATCGTATGGAACGTGAACGCCGTGGATCTGACCCGGTGGAAGTTGCGCCAGCCGAAGCTGACCGAGGCCGACGTTCCGAACAACGTGCCCGAGACCTACCACACAGAGTCAGAACTGGTAATCACCGCCGAGTCTCCCAAGGTAGAGTTCGCTGATGGTGACGAGCTGCTGGACAAGAACCGTAGCTGGTGGAGGCGTGCGGGGGACGGGTTCTGGGTTCAGCAAGGGATAGGCACCACGCTAGGCTGGGGGAACCTGGTTGAGGGTTACGCCCCCCTGTATATTCAGACCGGTGCATACGCCGGGATCACAGTGATAAAGGACGGAGGGATTACCCACGATGAATAGTGAGCTGGAGAAGTTCCGCACGGCCAAGGAATGGATCGACACCAAGAAGCCGGGCAGCATGGAGTGGGACGCAGCCTACGAGCACTTGGTGTGGACGGCCAAGAACACTCAGGACGACGGGATCAGGACAGAGTGCCGAGCCGTTCTTGAACGTGTACTATCGAAGCCGCTACCCCGCATCCACCGCTAGTCAGTAAGGTACGTGAATGACTGAACGACCTGACAAGATCACGGCAGAGTACGTCCCTGCTCCCGCTACGCCCCCGCCCCCTGACAAGATCGTGGTGCGGGCACCGATCGGCACCAACAAGTACCCCATCTTCCAGGACTTGCACCTGTCGATCGAGCAGGCGTGGGAACTCCGTGCCGCGCTAGATGACGCTCTGATGGAGGGAGAACTCCGTGCCGAATCCAGGGTACCGGTCTACCCCGCTAACTGACGCTGACATCATCCGGATGCGCGAGCTTCGTGCCGCTGGTGGTAAGCCTGCAGCCCTGAGCCATCTCAGTAAGCTGTTCGACACCACCCTGCAGAACGTGCACCTGATCGTCACGGGGCAGACCCACAAGGAAATTGGCGGGCCTATCACTGAAGTCAAGGGTCCGACCAGCGAGGAAGACGTTGTAATCATCCGGCAGATGCGGGCGCTGGGGTACAAGTACTCAGACCTGTCCTCGGAGTTCGATAAGTCCGAGGTAGCGCTCCGGTCTATCTGCACTGGCAAGTCGTTCCCTCAGTACGGCGGACCGCTTGTGAGGAAGTCATGACCTGGTTTACCGCGAAGCAGAAGAACGGCCACTGCTCTGCCTGCGGCGCACCGGTTGGTGAGGGCGAGCGCATGTGGGCAGTCCGGAAGGGCTACTACACCTGTGAGCCGTGCGGCTTCCTGCGCGAGCAGTCCAATGAGACCGGCGACATGGGTCAGCTAGAGGCGAGCGTTGTCGAGTCCCTGAAGGTGTTCCCTCCTGAGACCATGGGCACGGAGCTGGCTCAGGGAATGCTTTACCTCGCCAAGCTGTTGGACCAGAACGAGGTCAACCCCCGTGACGTGCCGACCTTCCAGAAGGAGATCAGGCAGACGCTAGCGCAGTTGATGATCATGTACCCGGCTGAGCCAGAGGATGACGCAACGGCTGCCGCTCAGAAGCGCAGGGAAACTCAGATGGCCAAGCTCAACAAGGAGGACTGGGATGACTAGGAAGAAGCGCGGCCCGAGCCCTAACTTCGTTATCAACGACGAGATCTCCGGTGCGGACATGATCAGGGTGCAGAGGGCCATCGACCAGCTTGAGGGCAACGTCGGGAAGACAGCCGAGAAGCTGATGGTCTCCTGGTCAGCGGAAGATATCGTCCGGGCACACAGCCGGACTCCTAGCTGCACCTGCCTAGCGCCTGAGGCCAACATCAACGTTCACCCGGAGCAGGCTTACGCCCTGGCCCGCAAGTCACCTCAGCGAACCGCAGCCGAAGCAGGAATAACCGCCCTGGCAGCAAACCACGGTGGCGTCGTTCCCCTGCACATGCTCGGCAAGATCCTCGGCCCGTGGGATAGCCTGATCGAGGAACTGATTCCGAGGCGGCGGGGGTGAAGCTCCAGGTTAAGGCGGGAACACGGGGCTGGCTGGCGATGGCCCTCGTCGCCCTGGCAGTGGATGTCCTAGACGAGACCACCCTGTCTGAGTCCTTTCGTGATTATTCAAGAACGCCTAGCGGCCGGGTCGTTACCTCTGCTGGCTGGGTTATTCTCACGGCTCACCTGTTCGGGCTCCTGCCACCCGAGTACGACCCCTTCGTCCTGTTCTTCTCCCACCTGCCCAAGCGCCGGAAGGTAGTCATCGTCAATGTATAACTCAGAGGATTACATCGAGGAATTCGCGGAGCTGACCGACCTTGGGCTGAGCGCGCGGGAAATCGTGGCACGGTGCACTCCACCTCAGCAATGGTTTCGCAGGAACGTTTTCCCGCACGTTACCAAGGCGCTTTGTATTTCCTGCCGGTCGTTCTTCAACCTGTCACAGGTACCCAAGGGGACCGAGTGCTCTGCCATTTGCCGGAACGCTTACACGGGTTTCGGAAACCAAGGCAGTAGAATGGCTCCATGGATACTCAGGGGGCAGTACTCGTCGGGGACCAGCGCCCGGCCTACTGGACCGCGCCGCCAAGGCACAGGGACAAGCAGGACGGCTGCCGCGTCTGCAGGGACGACTACTACCGTGGGGGCTGCGGAAACCACGTAGCCGAGGAAGTCCTTGAGTGGGCTGCTGGCTACTGGACGCTGGACGACTGGCAGCAGTGGTACCTGACCGAGGGCCTGGGCGTAAAGCCAACCCGGCGCTGGGCAGCCACCACTACCTGCATTATCGTCCCACGGCAGAACGGAAAGGGAACGATCCTGGAGGTGCGCGAGCTGGCTGGTATCTTCCTGCTGGGTGAGGCGGAAGTAACGCATACCGCCCACCTGTTCCCGACCGCACGTAAGCACTTCCTCCGCTGCCTGCACATCATTGACTCCAACTCGGATCTCTCGAAGTGGACCAAGAAGCCGAACATGACGCACGGCCAGGAAGCCATCATTGTCCAGCGGCCGAAGGCACCGACTACTATCTTCGGACCCAACGGCACGATGGTGCAGGAGTCCAGGGAGAAGCTGCTCCAGTTCATCTCCCGCAACGGCAAGCAGGGCCGAGGCTTCACGTCCAACTGCCTGGTCTACGACGAGTCCATGTTCCTGCGGTCTGAGGACATCGGCGCTACCCGTCCTTCCCTTCGAGCCGTGGCTAACCACCAGATCTGGATTGCAGGATCGGCGGGCACCAAGGACTCCATGGAAGAGGCGAAGTTCTTCAACCGTATCGTTGACGACGAGCGCACCCTGGCCGGGGCTTACTGGGGCGGCGTTGTGCTACATAATGCCAAGTGCCCTCGTGACAGGAGCCTGGGTCGTCCGACGAATGACTTCGTTGTGGACTGTACGGACCACGATGACAGGGATGACCCGAAGGTATGGGCGCGCAGCAATCCTGGCATGGGCATCCGCGTTGAAAAGGAAAGTTTCGAGAACGAGATCCTGGACCTGGAGTTCACCGAGTTCAACCGTGAGATCCTGAATGTAGGCGAGTGGCCTCTGAAGGATGACCCGTGGAAGATCGTAGACCGTGAGCTGTGGGACTCTCTCGTCACTCAGAATGCTGGCACGGTCGCGCCGGTCGCCCTTGGCGTTGAGGTGGACGAGGACGGGAAGGCTGCAGCTATAGGCGCGGCCTGGTACTCGGGCGACGGCAAGAACCGAAGGCTGATCGTGACCAACCCCAAGGACTGCGTACTCAACGGCACGGAGGGGCTGGTTCCCCAGCTCGCCAAGGTGTACAGCTTCATCCGGAAGAACTTCGGCCCGGTGATCGCTATCGCTGTTCCCAAGGACGGCCCGGCTGCCGGGGTAGGGGACGAGCTGGAGAAGACGTACCGCGACAAGATCGTGCGGGCTACATCGCAGGACCAGGCAACGGCCTTCGCGTTCTTCACCCAGCAGATCACCGAGAAGCACATCAACCACCGCAGCGAAGCTGACGCCCCGGAACTTTACAAGGCGCTCGGCTCTGCTGATACCAGGACGGTCGGTGACGCGGGCAAGACATTCCAGCGGCGCGATGCCCAGAAGCCGGTTAGCCCTGCGTCCTCTGTTTCCCTGGCCGCGTGGATTCTCCACAAGAAGCGCGGTAACTACGACCCGGTTAGGAGCGTCGGCTAATGGGACTGTGTGAAGTAACCAGGCGAATTGCCAATACAGAAGCGGGCAAGGATCAGCTCGCATACGAGAAGGCCATTGCGTGGATGGACGCCTACGGCGCTATGTACTTCTCCATGAATCGCGGGCAGGAATTCAAGCGCACCTATATTGCGGCGAACATTGTCCTGAGCTATAACATAATGGAAGAGGACGAGGACTAACACACACACGATGGTAGGATGACAGCATGGCTCACGTACACGACCCGGTGATCTACCATCCGGACAGGCACCAGATAGGCAACCTCCTGAAGACTGCCCCCTTCGCTGTGGCTGCTGCCCTGGGATGGACGGTCGGCATGGCCTGGCACACGATGATCCTCCTGGCTACCGCAATCGGGGTTGTCCTAGGCACTACGTTCCTTGCTGTAAAGCACCTGGGGTTCGCTGTGGCCTACGGATTCCTGAAGGGCGCGCAGATAAAGCTGGTCCCGAAAAACCAGGGCCGGAATCCTTCTATGCCCATGTGACGAGAAAGACGGTACTCTTGCGGTAGGAGACTCAAGGCCGTAGCTGCCCCTGTGCTGGACGGAGCTGGGTTTTCAACA